TGTCCATCCGTTATAAGTCTCGTTTGTGTTTTCCATTTCGTTCTCCTTGTTGTGTTTGTTTCTATAATTATTGTAACACTTTTTTGTAGCACTTACAACAATAAAACACAACACCCTTCATTTTTCTGCTATATTCCAATGATTTCAGCTATTTAAGTATGCTTATTTATTACATTAGCTTGTGAACTTCTTTAATTTTAAACATAAAAGACTTAATTTTCTGCTTTCTTTCTTCATTTTTTGCTTTTTGTGAGCGTGGTTGTTTGTTCTTTATTATTGTAGCACAAAAAAGCAGCACTGTGTTATTTATTTTGAATATTGTTGAAAATAATTTTCTGTCTATATATAGTAATTTTTCAGAACTGAATTTGTGGCATGAAGATTGCAATAAGATAATAGTACGGTTTCTGTACAAACGAATTTGATTTATACAAAAACCGTGGGCATGAATTTATTCGTTTTTCTTTTCGTTTTTCTTTTCGTTTTTCTTTTCGTTTTTCTTTTCGTTTTATTTATTAAAAACATGTTCGTTTTTAAAGTACTCGATAAAATTTTGTTTCTGGTCGATAAACTTAGTTAAAAATTTTGAATCAAGATCTTTTAACTGCAACCACAAAATGTTTTCAAGTCCTGCTGTCCCATAAAGAATTGTTTGAACTGCACCCACGTGAAAAAATAACCACTCGAAAATTGTTACTCGTTTTTTCAAAGTCTTTTTTACATAGTACCTATCATTCCACCATAAACGAAAAACTATCGGATAGGCAGCATAAACTGGTGGATCATTTTCCCATACGAAATTTCTATGTTTTCCTTTTAAAGAATAAACCGCTTTCAATTGATTCCATAAACTCGGTAACTTTTTTGGTTTTGATCCTAGATAATAAAAATCGTTTCCTA